TATTATTATATATTTTTTCTAATTCATTTGCAATATAAAACATAGATTTTAAATATTCTTGTGTATTAGATTTTAAGTCATATGTAATATTATTTTCGTCAAATTTAGTTTTATTTCCATAAATTAATTTTCTTTGTTTTTTAACAAATGAATGATATTTTTTATCAGATTGTAACTCAGAAAAAGATGTCAAGTCTTTTTTCACTAAGTTAATTTCTTTTGTTAATTCTTTATGTTTATTTTTTCTAATAGTTTTATCTTTATTTTCTTCTGTAATTTTGTCTCTTTTTTGTTTAACATTTAATGAAAGATTAATGAATTTATACAAATGTTGTAAAAAATGTTCTTGAATATTTACATTTATATTTGTTTCCATATCAATAGCCTCATATGCGAGAATATAAGACATTTTATCATAATATAAAATATCGTCTTTGACTGTTATTTCTTTATAATGTTTATCATAAAATTCTTGTAATAATTTTTGCTGTTCTGGCATATTATCTTTATTATATCCTCCAGTGTTAGATTTTCTTATAGTTACGACCTTAAAAATATCACAAATAAATTCTTTGTCAACTATTGGAAATAATTTATTATTTTTGTACAGATAAAGTAAATAAAGTTTTAGAAATTGATAACTGTGAATAACTATTTTATTAGTTTTAATCACAATATCATTGATAGTTGACAAGATATTATTATCACGGATAACATTTTTAATATTATCTTTAGTAGTTTTCATATAGTCAAAATTTTCAAAATCATCTTTTTTCTTTTTGACTTTAGATTTCATATATATATTAATATTATATATTTATTTTTTTAAATAAATTTTAATTAAATAAATATTTATAATTTTAAATATTTTATAGTTTTTTAAATATATAAAATTATTTAAAAATATTTTATGTTTTAAATATAAAATGACAGAAGAAGTAAAATATAAATATCATTGCGAAAAATGTAATTATAATACTAATCTTAAATATTTAATAACACAACACAATAACACAGAATTACATAAAACAGGAAAAAGAGGAAAAAAACAATTAAAAGAAAAAATTATATTTAATTGTGATAAATGTGATTTTACAACAACTAATAAAAATAATTATTTGACTCATAAGTTAAACAATCATTCAACAAAAGATGAAAGAAAAGAAAAATTTAAATATTATTGTGAAATGTGTGATTTTGGAGTGTTTACAAAAACATCTTATGATAAGCACAAAAATACATTAAGACATAACAGACTAAATGTTAATTGAATAATTAATTATAAATATTTTATTATTTGTAATTAAATTATATTATGAATAAACATAAATCGACAGATTATAAATTATCTGCTGTTGAATATTATTTAAATAATCACAGTTTAAGTTTGAAAAATGTATGTGAAATTTATAAATGCTCTAAATATAGTTTAGTTAGATGGGTTAATAGATATTTAAAATATGGAACAGTTGAAAATAAAACAAGAAAAGAAGGATCATATAAAGTTAGAAAAATGCATCTTGAATACATAATTAATAAAAAAGAAACCATTTATAACATTAACTGATATATTGAGTTATTTTCATAAAAAATTTAAAGATATAACTTTATCAAAAACTCATTTAGGAAATATTATCAAGTATGCAAATTTGACTTATAAAAAAGTTCAAATGACACATAAACCAGATACAAGATATAATAAACCAATAAATTATGATGAAGAATATAAAAAATTTTATTCAAAAATAAAAAAATATAATTTGGATGATATTATATCAATTGACGAAACAAGCATTTCAGTTGGATTGCATTTATCAAAGGGAAGAACTGAAATAGGTAAAAGACTTGATAAAATAACTAAAGATAATAAAGTTTTTGTTAAATATACTTTAATAATGGCTATAACTACAAAAGGAGTTCTTGATTGGATATTATATGAAAAGGGCGGTTCTGATCATGATAGATTAATTAAATTTATAAAAAAATTAGTAAAAAATAAAACAAAAAAATTAATATTAATGGACAATGCAAGTTGTCATAGAAATCAAAATGTAAAAGATTATATAATAAAAACTAAAAATGACTATGTATATGTTTTGCCTTACCATCATTTTCAGAATCCTATAGAAAAATTTTTTAATCAACTTAAATATTATATGAAAAAAGATGAACCAATGAACTATAATTTAATAAAAGAATCAATTAAAAAATCTATAAAACATATTGAATTAAAAACATATGTAAATTATTTTAAATCTTCATTAACAAAAACTAAAAAAGATGTTGAAAATATAAAAATGAAATATAGAAAATCTCCAAAAATATATAAAAAATAATATATTTTTGTGTCATTTAAAATAGTCCCCGCTGTTAAAAAAATGATTTTATAAATAAATAATATTATTTAAAATATATTAAATATGGATTATAAAGAATTAAATCTCATAATAAAAAATAGTTTTAAAGAAGATTATATTAATAATAATGTTTTATTAGGAACAGAAACTGAAGATTTAATAAACAATTATTTAATAAGTATTTATAAATCTCATAATATTTGTTATAAAAGTATTTTACTTAATTTATTAAAAAATAAAATATATAAAAAAATTAAATTAGAAATTGATGATAGTTTTTCTTATAAATTAAAAATATTTAATTGTAATAATTTATTAAAATATATAAATAATAACGTATCAACACTTGATATAAAAGACTTGAATTATTTACAACCAAGTTATATTTCTTCCTCAGTAAAATATTTATTTTATAGAATAAATAATAATAAAAAGTTTAAATTATCTAATCTTTCTAATAATATAAAATATTTAAATATTTTTGAAAGTTATAAAAAAATAAATAACATTGAAAATAATATTAAAAAAATTCCTTATAAAATAACAAAAATAAATATTTATGATTCTCATGAAATTAGAAATAAAAATAATTTGATTTTTAGTTTTATAAAAAAAGATAAAGTTTTAATAAGATTATCACAAAATTTTGAAAAACATAATATAATGATTAAATTAAAAAAAATAGCTTTATTTTACAGAAAATATTATGATAATTTAAACAAATATAATAAAATAGATAAAAATTTTAGTTTTACATTTATTTTTGAAGGATATAATATAACTTACACTTTTAATTCATATTTTAGTTTTAGAAAAAATTTAATGTGTTATCTTCAAAAAAAACCAAAAGAAAGATTTGAACATAGTAATTCTTTATGTAATTGTTGTAATTGTTGTAATTGTTTATCAATTTATTATTAGTAAATATAATAAATTTATTTAAATTTTATCAGTAATATTTTTTATATTTAATTACTCTTCATAAAAATCATTATTTAACGCATAATACTTGATTCCTATATATTCAAATCCACATAATTGTTCATAATATTTATTTTCTTTGTTTGGAAATGGTATTTGTTTATTATTTTCTTTAATATCTTCTTTATTTGTTTTAATTAAATAATATTTCATTTCTTCTTTATTTGTGATATCAAAATCAAGTTTATCAATATCAATTTGTAAACAATTTATAACTTCTTCATAATAATTATCATATTCATCATGTTTTGTTTCATCCAAATATTTACACCATTTACTAATATTATTTATTGTTTGTGTATTAAACTCTAAAAATCCTTTATATTCTATTTTTTGTAATAAAGTTTTATTTTCTAAAATCATTCCTATTATTTCTTTAGATCCAAATAATAATGTTTTATCATCTCTTTCTAATAAATTTAAATAATCTACCACTTTTGTAACATATTTATGTCTTGTTTCTTCAGCTAATCTCGCAATTCTTACAGCGGATTGACCTCCTTTTCTTTGTCTTTTTTGTAAATTAGCAGTAATATTTTTAAACATATTAAATTTACCTCCATTATAGTTATAAATTAAACACATATCTCCATTAGCAAAAATAATATTTCCTGAATGTGTTTTAATATAATCACATGTTATATCAGTTATAAATTTATCTCCACAGTTATAATAAAAAATACTTGTTTTAATTGTTGGATAAATTACTTTTATTATTTCATCATCATACTCATTTATACCAGCAAAAACTATAAGACCATTTGAAAAATCTTCTTTAGGTAATCTTTCGCTTATCTTTGTTAATATTCTACAAACATTTTGTCTATTTTTTCTGTCTTTAATGTTTCTAGCTGTACTTTTTTCTTTTATTAAGAATTCGCTAAAAACAATAATTACTTGGAAAAATCAAAGTAATAAGTGAAGAAACAGTTGAAGGATTAGTTTCATTTAAAGTTTGTAAAATTTGTGTTAAATCACTTTTGTTATTTTTGTTTTGTTCAAGTTTTGTTGTCATTGTATATATAATAAACTATTATTTTATTTTTATTTAGTTATTTTTATTTATTTATTTATAAATTAAAATTTATTTATTTTTTTAAGAAAAATTTATTATAAAATTTCTTATTACAATAATAATACAACTAGCTTTATGTAAATAATTGTATAAATACAAATACTGTTTTTAATTTTTTTTATTGTCGTAATTTATAAAAACTATGACTAGTAATAAAAGCAAAATAGGTATTTTTGATCCTGATGGTAAAAATAAAAATCCTTTTAATGATAAAGAATATAGTGACGATTATAAAGTTTTATCTAAAATGTGGTCTAATTTACCTGCTTACAAAAAAGGAAAAGATATTGTTAAAGAAATAGAACAAAATGATGTGATTTTAGTTAAATCCGAAACTGGTTCAGGTAAATCAGTTCTTGTTCCAAAATTTGCTATTCACACATTAGGTTATAAAGGATTAACTGTTATGACATTACCTAAAAAAATAATAACACAAGCAACAGCTGAATTTGCTGCAAAAACGTTAGATGTTGAAATAGGTGAATATGTTGGTTATCAATACAGAGGAGAAAGAATGGTATCAAATAAAACAAATTTATTATTTTCAACTGATGGGAGTATTATATCAATGATTAAAAAAGATCCTTTACTAATTGATATTGATATTTTAATTATTGATGAAGCTCATGAACGTAAAATTCAAATAGATTTATTACTTTATTTAGTTAAAAATGCTGTAGAAATGAGAAAGAAAAAAGATATGAGACCTTTAAAATTAATAATTATGAGTGCAACAATTGATGAAAAATTATTTGAAAAATATTATTCAAAATTAAAATTTGCTTATCTATTTCTTTCAGGAGAGACTAATTATCCTATTGAAAGTACATTTTTAGATAAAAGTATAATGAAAGTTCAAAATGGTTATGTTGATGTAGGTATTGAAAAGATACATCAAATTATTAAAAACATAAAATCAAAAAAGAATGTTGAAGGTGATATATTATTTTTTGTAACTTCAATAGCAGAATGTATGAGTATTGCTGAAAAGTTAGACGAAAAATTAGATGATAGTTTTGTTATGGCTTTATATAGTAGTTATCCTAAAGAATTAAAACCATATATTTCAAATCCTGATGAATACAAAAAACTAAATTCAAAGTATACAAGAAGGATATTTATAGCAACCAATGTTGCAGAAAGTTCAATTACTTTAGATAGAATTACTTATGTTGTTGATGCTGGTTTAGAAATTGATGTTTATTATGATCCTAAAACACAAGTTAATGTTATGAAAAAACAATTAATAACTCAGGCTCAAATGAAACAAAGAAAAGGTAGGGCAGGACGCACAACAAATGGTTATTGTTATCATTTATATACTGAAAAAGAAATGAAAGATGCAATTGGATATCCTGAACCTGAAATTAAAAAGATAGATTTAAAAAATATAACTTTATCGTTTATGCAAATTGAAAGTACAATTAAAGAAGATGATGCAACAGTAGATGAAGTAAAAGGTGTATTTAAAAAGTTAATTCAACCTCCTTCTGATAATTTAATAAAAGATGGTTTTAGTTTTATTGAAAAACATGGATTAATTGAAAACGAAATATTAACTGAATTAGGTAAATTATTAATTGATACAAAAATGGATATTTTCCAAAGTATTACATTATTACATGCTTATCAATATGGTAAATCAATGTTTAAAAAAGTATTCTTAATAATTTGTATAATTGATAAATTAAGTAATGGAATAAAAGATTTGTTCTTTGAAGACACAGAATCAAGTGTAATTAAGAAATATGTTAAAAAAATAGATTACCATCATAGTGATTTTATACTACTTTATAAGTTATTTTCAATGATTGCTGATAATAGAGATAATGAAAATTATGATGTAAAAATGTATGATAATATTAAAAAATTATATTCAAGAAGTTTGTATAAAGTTCATAGTGTTTATAGAAAGAAGAATTATAAATATGAGGTTAAAGAGTATTCTGAGGATTATCAAAAAATAATAGCATGTTTTCATAAAGGATTTGGAACAAATGTAGCAACTAAAAAGAAAGGAAAATTTTATTTTAATAAACTTGAATGTAAATTTGATTCTTATGTTAATGTTGATAAATTAGAAAAAGTTATATTTTATTCAAACATACTTATTCAAGGTAAATTAAAAATAAGTATTATTAGTAAATAATAAATAATAAATAATAAATAATTTATTAAATAAAATTTTTAAGTAAATTTAATAAATATGGATTATTTAGAAAAATATTATGATTCCTTTATTGAAAAATATATAGATAAAAATATTTTCTCATTATATGCAGAAATAATGGATTTTGTTTATAATCCAGAAAATGAACAATTTTTAGTAATATTTTTCAAATATTCAGAAAATAATGAAATATGTGAAAATATGTTTTCTTGTATAATAAAACAAAAAGAAAAAATATATACAAGTTTAAAAAAAAGAATAAACATTATAAATATAAATAGTATTTTTTTAGATAATATAAATTATTGTAAAATAAAAAATAATAGAATAATGACATATCTTCCAAGTTCATTATTATATTTTGAAAATTATCGTTCAAAAATTAATATAAATAATCTTCCAAATTCAATTAAAATATTTACTTCATATAAAATTTGTAAAATAAACAAAATTCCAATTAAGACTATTTTTATTGAACTAAAACTTGAAAATTTCAAATTTAATGATAAATATAAAAAAAATAATATAGATCCTCGTTTTAATAATTTTTTAAATAGAAATGAAATAAGTTTTACTATTTATAATAATTATAATAATTTTAATAATTTTAAACAAAAATACCTGAATCTTAAAGATTATATAAAATCAATAAATATAAATAAAGAAAAAATTATAAATCTTTATTGTTATAAATACAAGAAAAAAATAATAACAATACTTGAAGAAGAAAATAATTAATTTGTCACTTGATATAGATAATATCAATAATAGTGATAGTGATAGTGATAGTGATAGTGATAGTGATAGTGATAGTGATAGCGACATTGATAAATCCAGAGCAAATAAAATAGAATAAACACTTTCAAAAGAAGATTACATTGCTCAATATTATAAAGATGAATGTTTAACATTTGAAGGATTTACATATTTTATAAATCAAATAACAGAATAATATTTATCAAACATTGGTTCTAAATTTCAGTTAATGAAATTAAATAACAATATATTAAATGGATTTATAACCAAGACAGAATTTTTGGAATTTAAAAAATTAAAGTTAATTTATATAAATTTTATAATTTCATAATTTCATAATTTTCTTCATCAACAGTGTAATAAATTTTTTTTAAATAATAATTTCTTTTTTGTAAAATTTTCTTCATATATTGTTGACATTGATTACAAGGTTTTGAATACTTTATAAATCCATTTCTGTCAGTTCTTAAAACATACATGTTTATTGGTGTTTTTTTTCTTGGAGCAGTTGGTAATTTATTTATTGCATGAACTTCAGCATGTGTTGAAATTCTTACATGACAATTTGTTAAAGTATAATGATTATAACCTATTGATAAATTATTCACCTTTAAGATACTGTTTATCTAATACAATACATGCAATATGATGAGAATGTCCCTTATCATGATTTGTAATTTGACCTGTTCTAATGTCTCTTAATCTTCTAAAATGTGACTTTACACTGTTATTCTTCTTTGACATGATATATAATAGTTTAACAAATTGTTATTGATTTATTGACTTTTAATTATTATTTATTAATCAATAAATCTATTATTCAATTTTTAATATTTATTGATATTTATTGTTATTTAGTATTATTTATCACTAAAATATAAAAATATATATCTGTTAACTGAATATAAAGCTAACAAATTTTTATTTAGCGAATTGCCAAAAGTCTTGTTCAGTAAATTCTCCTCCGTTTCCAAAAGCGTATATCATTTTAAACATATCTTGTTTTCTTTTTTCACATTCTTGTTCAAAGAAGGTATTTTTTATTGGAAATTCACAAATGTGTATTAATTTATCATAAATATGGTCTATCATACTAGCACTTATTCCATTATATTGATCATATCTTTTTCTTGGAACTTTTTCTTTAAATTCTTCAAAATTTTTTATTCTTAAAGTTTCTGGTGTATAAAATTCCATACCAACTTCAGTTGTATATTCTATTGTTCTTTGAACTCCGATTTTACCAAAAGCTTCTAATCTATCTGCATATCTTGGAATTAACATCCATTCATTTCCAATAACATCAGAAGGAATATTGTCTTTATTTTTAGAAGCTGAAACTAAATCAATCATTCTTATAATCATATTTATTTCATCATCATCAAATATTTGTGATTTATTTAAAATATCTCTTGCATTTTCATAATTTACATTTCCTGGAAATAATTTTCGATCATCTGCATCATGTAAAAATGCTGCTGATATAATCATTAATACTGTTATTTCATTTAAAACTGGATTCCAACAATTTACTGCTTGAATTGAATTATCTTTAACTTTTCTCATATGTTCAATTCCATGAGAAGAATTTACTCCTGTACTTTCACATAAAATTACTAAATTTTCATCAATATTTTTAATTAAATTTTCTTTAATAAATTCTGAAGAGAATAATGACATTGTTGTATTAGTTTGTAGTAAATTCTGTTATTAAAGTTATATATTTAGTTAAATATTCATTTTTTTTTTCTGAAAAATTGAATTTATTAGTATATATATTAAATTATATATGTTTTCTGAAAAATCAAATGATATTATAGGAACTTACTTGGAAAACAGTAAATTACATGAAATATTTGATAATCATAATGAAGAATTTTTTGATGGTAAAATAGTTTTTAAAGAAGATTATTTGTTAAAATTAATTAAAAATAACAAATCTTATATTTTAATTAAAAATGATAATTCTGATTTAATAAATAATTTATCAGAATATTTAAAAAAAAATCCTAAAATGTTATATAATAAAATATATACTTTAAGTTTGAAAGAAAATATTATTTTAGATGATGTGAAAAGAATTGAGTTTAATATAAATAAAAATAAATTATTGTTTGAAACAAATATTTTAAGTTATTTACCAAATTCTATAAAATATATTAGTTGTGATAAAAAATTTTCATGTGAAAATATATCATTAAATTTACCAAACAGTATAAAATTCATTGAATTTAACAGAAATTTAAAAAATAAAAGAAGGATGCCTTATAATACAACAAGTATAAATATTATTTCAATGTTTGGAATATCAAATATTTCAATTTTATATCCCAAAAAAACTAAAAATATAAATAGGAATAATAATAACTACTTTTTAAAAAATAATAATTTATTAATAAAAGTAAATAAAATTATAGAAAATAATAAAGTTATTGGAGTATCTATTATTGAAACAAATGAAAAATCTCCCCCTACTTAGTATTTATCTATTAAATAAACTAGTTAGATATCATTAAAAGAAAATATTAATTTACTTTTTCTACTTTCTGTTTCTATAGTTCTCCAATAATAAAATTTATGTTCTTTACATAATACTATGGTAGTTATTTTATTACAATCAGTTTTATAGAACTTTTCTTTAATTAAATGTATTTTTAACATTAAATTATTTAGAGATTTTATACTTGTTCTCATTCCTAATTTTATTAATAATCTATTCCAAAACATTTCATTTTCAACTAATTCTTCTAATTTTATTTTAATAAAACTAAATTTTGTATTTTCAAATCTATTTATTAAATCTCTTGAAGCATCAAAATAATATTCAAGAGATTTATATTTTTTTTCTATCCAAACATTTACTAACATATCAACACATTCTAATGAATCAGATAAAACACTTTTTAAATTATGAAATCCATTTATTACTTCAGGACTCCATTTTTCTAAAGTTGGTTTAACAATATCTCTAATTTGACCTCTTTGAGACCATTTTGGAGTACTATCATATAAATATGGAATTAAATTTGAATGTGCAAATTCAAATATTTCTTTTTTAGTAATATCAACCATTGGTCTACAAAATGTTATATTATCATCCTTAAAATTTATTAAACTATAATATTCCATTCCTTCTAAATTTGTGTAATTCTGTTTATTTTTAATATTTGTTAATATATTTTCAAAACAATCATCATGATTATGTCCTAATATAATAATACAATTATCTGTTCTCCAACTCATTTTTTTCATTATTTGAACATATGCATTATATCTCACATCTCTTGTATAACTTTCATAAATTTTTCTCATATCATATTTCATACAATCTTTTCTATTTATTTCATATATATCCCTAACATATAAATCTTTATTAATATACTTTTTCCAATGACATAAAAATTCTTTTTCTTTTTCACATTCTTCTCTATTAGAATAATTTATATGAACCATAACAAAATCTAATCCAAGTTCTTTAAATATCCAAGATAATATCATACTATCAATTCCACCACTTATAGATAATATTATTTTTGTATTTGGTGATATTTTTTTACATTCATTAACTATTTTATTTTTATCAAAATCAAAAAAGAAATCTTCTTTTGAATAACTCATAACATTTTTATCTAATATATCTTGAAAATACCATATAAAATCCATTATATTATTATCAATATCAAATTCTACATTATAAGGATTTTCTATTGTATTAATCATCATATTTTCATTAATCATAGAATCTTTTTCTTCAATTTCTTTTTCATATTTATCAAAAGGTAAATCTAATAAATATATTGTTTTTTCTGATGCCCTTTCATAAGCTGCTTTTAAAAAATTTTTATAAATATTAATACTAACTTCATTATTAAAAGTTGTATCATTTAAACACTTAATTTTTAACCAAGCTTGATTCATTGTATATTCTTGATTTTTAAATATATTTGTGTGTCTTAATGGTAAAAGAGCAAAACAAAATTCATTATTTGATAAAATATGTTTGTATTTTTCACAAAATTCATATGCAAATTTAGTAATATTTTTAAAATATATATCTGTTGAACATTTTTTTATTTTTTTATGTCTAATAATATGTCTATAAACTTGATCTCTTAATATTATATAACCAAGTTTTGCTTCAATACTAGTAATTCTATCTAAAAATAATTGACTATAAAATAATGATTGATATCTT